GTCTCCGTACTGCCAAACCAAAAATAAAAATAGGGGGGGCTATTCCATTTTTCTTTTGTCTATCGGCTGTCCCTCCGCATCGAATCCACAGCAGCATCCCTTCCGTTGGACGAAGTGTCCTTCTTCCTCATCGTGGCAAAGCTTGCAGACATATTGCAGGTTGTCAAAGGACAGCGTGATGTTTGGGTCTGTGATATTGGTCGGCGTTAGCATTTGTTTGTGATGGACAATGTAGCCCACACGTTCTCCGCATATCTCACACATTCCGCCATCCACCATGATGCGACTGTCTATGTATGCTCGCCTGCACTTCTTCCACGCCGCCGAGTTGTAGAAGCCTTTTGCAAATTCCTTCATTGTCTTTCTCCTTTGCCGCAAATAAAAAATCCCGATAAGCATTGTAGCTATCAGGATTTCTTTTGATTTATTTTGATATTTCTATTGACATTTACTCTTTTTCGTGTTATTATATAAACAGAAAGGAGGTAGTGCAAAATGAAAAAAGACAAAGACTTTAAGCTAAAAATTGTCGAACTTGTAATCCAAGCAGTTATTGCCCTAGCCGCTCTGATTACAGCCATCAAATCTTAGCAAGTTCGGGGAGTAAATCTCCCCTTACTTCTTAGATAAAGTCAATGTCTCATGTTTATTATAACCAACCGAAAGGAGAATGACAATGAAAAATAAAATTTCTGTTTTCTCACTCCTGTTTTTCTTTATCTATGCAATACACGCAGGCTGGACACCTATCGCAAAGCTCCTTGTGATTTTAAATTCCGTCCTTGTGCTTTTGCAAACTACTTTGCAATTCAAGGAGGTTATGCGCAATGTTAGAAGCTGAGTATATCTCTGTTACCCAATTTGCCCAGAAGTTCGGTAAGGATGTCGGCAATGTCCGCAAGCTGATTAAGGACGGTCGCATCCCTGCAATCAAAATCGGGAATCAGTGGGCAATCCCTGCCGATGCCGAACCTCCTGCCGATAAACGCGTAAAGTCCGGCGAATACCGTAATTGGAGAAAGAAAAAGGATTCTTCCGAAGAGGACCGCTGATGCGGTCTTTTTCATTGCAAAAAAGGGAATGCCCTCGCACCCCCTGAAATACTCGTCTATCCGCTCCTGTAATTCTTCTTTTGTTTCATAGATGGGCGGTCTGCCCACATTGTCCGGCATAACATCGCCCCTTTCTTGTTAAATTAAAATCTCTGCATTATTACAAAAATCGAATTATGAAATATTGTTTTTTCTTTAAAAATCATTTTTTAAATCTTGTTAAAATATCCTTGAATACAAAGCCTCCTCTCCATTCAACGATGATGAAAACTGCTATTAACGAAATTATCCAGATGCACGCAAAAAGTATTCTTTTTTGCTTTATCTCCTCCTGCATATCATTCATCAGCTCATCATCTTTGAATATCCTTCTCAATTCTTCCTTTTCCAATATATCTTCATAGTTACTTTTTAGCAGCTTATAGCTATCTTTTACCTTTTTCACCTCATAGCCCAACTGCATATTACATATGAAAAAATATAGAAGTGATGCACATAACACAATCTCCATAATAAGAATAATATCTTTTGTAAATATATTATCCAATGGTTGATCAGAAACAATATTTGCTAAAACTACAGAAAACAAAAAGCCAAAAATCGCAATCAGATTAGTTTTAAATTTTTCTAACAGCTGCATTCCATATTCTCCTGTTTTAGCCACATTATCATTGATAAATTCTGCTACTTTGTTTTTTAATTCAAGATATTGCTCTACATTTTTTCTCAAATACAAGCTATAGCTGGATTCTATAGAATATATAACGTTTTCATCTAACCGTGAGATTGGTATCTGTTTACAGTGTAAACTGATTATATTTCTTGAAATAATAGCCTTATCCATCGCATTGCCATCTGTATATATCCAATCATATATTCTATAAAAAATCTTATTATTTTTTAAATCATCAATCAGACAACTATACTCTGCTATTCTTTGTCCATGGATAATTCCTTTTATCTCACTTCCATTAAAGGCTGCTGTTGTCGCAATAAAGCAAAGAGACAGCAACGATGTAATCTTCTGAAACAGTTCACTCAAAGGGTTGCCTTCATAACTAACCTCTATTTTAAAGTCATCCGGCAATAGTTCATAAACATCTAAATTATAAAAATATGATGTTTCCTTACATGTCGCTATTCTTTTTTCCCTTCTGAATCCATTATTTTCTACATAGTTTCCATGCGGTACAAAAAAAACGGTTTTTGTAGAAAAAGCCACGCTGTTTCCATATACATCAAAAATCAGCCGTTCAGGCGAGTCCTTAAATAAATTTGTAAATGCTGTCATACATTTATCCAAATTCAAAGATAAAATATCCTCTGCAAATGCATCAAAGCAATATACAGAAAGATAATTATCTTTTATGCTCTTTTCGATGGAGATTTCGGCTTTTACACTATCATCTGCATACAATGTTTCAAAAAACTGATTATAGGAAGTTTCCTCATCATTTGAGAATTTTATCACAAATGTATCATCACTTTCATCTTCCAAAAAAATTGATATTTTATCACGCGAAGATATATACGAATATAAATTCAGAAAATACTCATACTTTGGTTTTTTTGCCGCATCAAAAACAAAGGAGGCTTCATATACTTTCATTCTTTCTGCAACTTTTAAATCTTTCCCTTCTGTTGAATCAATTAACTCTTTAAGCATATATACACCTCCTGTTCGTTTAACTTATTCTTCCTCTTTTTTTTCATTAAAAAAGTATTATATACCATCTCATCATTTGTTTTAATTTTTATATAGCGGTTTCCATCCTTGTCTCGCTCAGACTGAATGGTTTCATCTATATTTTCGAGTGCATCCGTGATTCTCAATTCAACGCCTCTGTAAACTTTATAAACTTTTTTAATTTTTGCTTTGATTTTTGAAGCCGTAATGTTAAACTGGCGGTCGAAATTGTGCTTTTCCGGAAGTTCTTTTAATGTTTCTACAACTTTTTGCATCTTTTCGCAATCTAATTCCTCAGGAATATATGCTTCAAATGTAGTACTGATAAATTCTTCATAGTCTATTCTGTCTCTGGTTCTAAAATATAAAACTGCAGCATTTCTTAGCACAGACCAGTCCCTCGGCGATGCCTTTTTCACCATTCTGCTTAGTGCTCCTTCAACTGCCTTAAATGCTCTTTCTGTATTTAGCTCATCAGTATTCACTGGTTTTAACTCCAAAAAGCCATCATACCAGAACTTTGCGGCTGTATCAGAATATACCGTTGCTCTATAAAAATCTGCTTCCAGATCATCAATCATAAAGATACAGGATTTCCACAGATTCTTTTTATCTTTTGAAAATCCACTTTTAAATGTATAATCTGAAACATCAACAAAATCTGTATGCTCTACCTTCGCCAATAAAAAAGCATACCTTTCCGTCTCCGGATCATATAAAAGCGCTTGAACCAGGCTGCCCTTTTTCATGACAACTGACATTGCAGCTACGCTCTGCTGAGCTTTACGTTCTTCTAATAACAACCTCCTGGCAATCAAATCCATTTTTTCTTCGAATTTCTTCTGGTCAGCTTGATTTTTTATTATATCCAAAATCGAACTGATTACTTCTGTATTCACAGAACGCGTTTCGTATTCTTGTATAGCTGTATTATCATATAAAAAACCAACCCACTGTTTTATATATATTGAAAATTCTTCCGGTAATTCTCTTTTTGATATTTTGTTTTCTTCACGTTCAATAATTCTGATTGATTGTATTAAGATTTCCATAATATGCACCTCCATTTATTGCCATTCGACATTAAAAGGTAAAATCCTGCTATTTTACGACAAAAATGCATTAAATACAAAAAATCATTCAGAAACGTGAAGCACCTTTTGCCTCATCACCTTATACTATTCTAAGTCTTTTTGCGTCTCAACTTTACAGGACAATGCAAAAGGCACCCGTTTCCGAGTGCCAAAAATAGGAGGTAACATGAAATATCCTATATTTTCACAATACTATAATACCATATTTCGATGTGCCCTTTAGTGCCCTCTTTCAGAAATTTCAAAACTTCTTAAAGCTCTGCCATGAATTTTCAATACAGAACGGTAGTTGTAATCCATCTCCACCGCAATCTGCTCCCATGTCCTTCCCATCAGATACCGCCGAATCAGCACTTCCTTCTCCGCCCCGTCCTGCATTTTATGTATCCTGTCATGGATTTCCTTGTACTGCCGTACCGCCATAGCCTGCTCCTGCTCCAGCTGGCTGATGAGTGCATCCAGCCTCGCCACATATCCAGACAGGTCGCTGTGTGCATTTCCCTGTGGCATCCCGTCATGGTTCACGCTCGGAAACATCTGCTGACTGCGCAGCTCGCCAATCTGTTCTTTTAAACGCTGCGCCTTCCGTATGGAATATATGTACCCCTTAAGATATTCCTTTTTCCTCTCGTTCTCCCTCACAATCGCCAAGCTATCACCCCTCCAGTCTTTTCAGCCATCTTTCCTTTTTCCGCCGAATGATGCTGTATATCTCGGCGTTGTCCTCCGCATCCAACAGCAGCCCCAGTACGTTGTAGACATCCGCTGCCTCCTCCACCAGATTCCGCCTTGCCTCGTCTGCTGCCACGGGCGTAGGGTTGATGCCCGTCAATGCTCGCCGCAGCTTCAATGCCGCCTGCGATAATTCCGCACATTCTTCTGCTAATTGTGCTAACAGCTCGTCCTGCGGAAGGTGCTGTTTGATTTTCTTGTTAAGTCTATCCATGCTCAATCCTCCTCACAACCGCATCTACTCCTCAAATCACCCCATGCAGTTCCTGCATGGTTTCAAACCGCCTTCCGCACATTTCCGGCAGATTTGCCCTTACCAGAGCTTCTGCAAACGGCGGCGGCACCGCATTTCCGCAGCGCGCGACCTGCTTTGTTTTGCCATAGGCTTTCCCAGTGTAATCATGGTCGATGATGTAATCGGGCGGAAACCCATTCGCCGCGTACAGTTCCCTCGGAGTCAGCATCCGCAGTCCGATATCACTGATGAAGTACATCGTCCCATTGACATCTAACAGCAGAATTTCATCCTCTGCGATTGCATACCCACAGTACGCATTCAGCAGTTCTCTGACTTCATTCCAGTGATGCAGATTCATTTCCACCCGGTTCATTTTCACTGTGACAATGCCGAAATGTCCTGCGGATGTTGTAACCGTATGCAAAGGCTCGTCCGGCTTCTGCCCGATGCCCGTTTTGTAAAACTTGGAAATAAAGGTCTCCACAACACATTCCCTGTCCTTCGTGGTCGAGGTATGCAAGGGACTATTCACATCCAGTGGTCTGCCGTTCTGGAAGTATTCCGCCAGATATGCAACAGAACGCCCGTATCGGTTCGCCGCGTCCAGCGTCATTATCGGTTCATCCATCCCCTGCCCTCTCACTCTTTCCGATTGCTCTGTGTGATATTGAATCAGAGAAGGCATCGCAAGGTATTGTTTGCCGCTCCCAACAACCGTACTTAACGGCTCATTGATGTCATGCACCCTCGGTGCCTGTCCTTTTCGTTCCCCGTAACCAATAGGAACAATAAACGGCTCTTTATTCTGCAGCACAAATTTCTCAATACCTCTTGCAATGCGTTTCTGTGTATTTACCGCCAAAGGGCGCACAGCACGGATACCGTATTTTTCTTTGATTTCATCCGTTGTGTCAAAAATGGACGGGCATGGAATCGTCCAGTCGATAATCTCCGCCGCCCCTCTCCATGGCTTGCATTTTCCACTTTTTACTTCTTCGCTGTCCTTCGGTGCATGGGTGCGTTCCGGCCAGATAATCTTCTTTCCGTCACATCTGGCAATCAGGAAAAATCTCTTTCGGATGGTCGGCGCACCATAGTCCGCCGCTACAAGCTCCCGATGTTCTATCTCATAGCCAAGCACCTGTAGCTGCTCCTTCCACTTGCGGAAGGTTTCGCCGCGCCTGCTTTTCACAGGCTTTCCTTTTCGCACCGGACCCCATGTCTGAAATTCTTCCACGTTCTCCAAGATGATAACTCTCGGCTTAACCGTCCCCGCCCATTTCAGCACAATCCATGCCAGACCGCGAATATTTCTGTCTACGGGCTTACTGCCCTTCGCTTTGGAAAAATGCTTGCAGTCCGGAGAGAACCACGCCAGCCCGACAGGTCTGCCCCTCGTGACCTCCCATGGGTCTACGTCCCATACGCTTTCGCAATAATGCCTCGTTTGCGGATGATTCGTCCGGTGCATCAGAATTGCATCCGGGTCGTGGTTGATGGCTGCATCCACCGCTCTGCCTGTGGCAAGCTCTATCCCTGTCGAGGCACCGCCTCCGCCTGCAAAATTGTCTATTATCATTTCCTCAAAAAAATCTATCTGCCTCATTCCCTCACTCCTCAAAACGGCAAATCATCAGTTTCATTTCTCCACCTCACTATACAGCCAATACTGTCCGACTTCTGGACCCTCGACAACCACAATCGTTCCCAGCGGTTCAACGTCCTTCCGCTTGTATGTATCCAGCACCTCTCTATCGGCAAATTTCTTGTAATTTTCCAAAATCTCTCCGAATTTTGCCGATGATTCAATGGCGGTTTTGTATTTACATTCCGCATTGGAAATGCCGTGTTCGCATTTTGCGATTTCCTTTGCATCTCCGTTTTCCTTCGCCGCCGCAAGCAGTGCCTGTTTCTTTTCCATAATCTGCGGATGGTTTTTGATTTGCACATCCGCATCATGTTTATATTTTGTATAGGCGTTGAAATAATACTTTTCCGCCTCTCTCAATTTCTTTTTCGCTTCGTGTTTCTGCCCGATGAACACAAAACCGCTTGCCGCACCGATATACAGCCAATCATCATCGGGGATGGTTTTTAATAATTCTTTCAGCTTCACTTTATCACTCCTCGCTTTTTCCCGACCATCGTCATATACCGCAGATGTGCCAACCAACAGAACCAATCAAAATTCAGTGCATCGCCCTGATGCAGCATTTCTCTTGCGCCCGCGATCAGTCCATCCTTTTCCGCTTCCACAAACGCATTGAACACCGCTACGTCTGCGTATGCCCTGCGGCGTACAATTTTGGAAACCATAAAACGCTTATAATTGCGATTCAGATAATCGGAAATTTTGTCATATTCCGTTTTCCATTTTTCCAGTTCAGCCCTGGGCAAATTCAACGCCTTGCCTCTGCGTTCCACCTGTTTGATATAGTGCTGCATTTCATCATCTGTCATTCTCTGCATGAAAACCACCTCTTAGAACGGACATTCCGTGTCCCCCGGCAGAACATAAAACCCGGAATCACACGCCGATTTCTGCATTTTTTCCCAGCCATAAGACCTGTCGGAATCCCTGCTGCACGTTGCAATCCGTTTACTGGATTTGCTATACTGCGTTTCAATCGCATTTTTCCCAACAGCCAACCGACCCGTCAGTCTGTTTTTGGTTACGTTGATATGCCCTGCACCCTCTGTGCCTGCGTTTCTGCCATAGAACACAACCGTATCCACCTTGTTGGAAATATCTCCGCTGCCCGAAATATCATCGTTTGTCATTTCGCCCTCCTTCGTCTTGCGGGGGTGGGCTACCAACATGATATGCACGTTGTATTTCATGGCAATGCTTTTCAAATCCCAAACAAAATTGCTCTGTGCGGTATACAAATCTCCCTTGCCGTCAACACGCTCCATGGCGGTCATTAGGTTGTCCAAGCAAATCAGCTTCGCGTCATACTGCTTGATGACCTTCTCGACCGTTGCCACCAGCGTTTCCATTTCCGCTGTCGATTCGGGGATATAGGCGTTATCGTAAATATAAATTTTATCGCTGTACCAATCATTGATTTTGTCCTGCACATCCGCACCGACGGAATAATATTCCTCGCCGAACGCATCCGTTCCCTTCGTCAGATAATTGGGGCCTGCAAGCTGCATATCCAGCCAACGCTTGAAATGGAAATCGGGCAGTTCCCCGGAATACGCAAACACGTTCCAGGATTGTTCGATAGCCTCCGCTATAATCTGGCTAACAAGGGTGCTTTTCCCTTCGCCACGCCTGCCCGACCACAAGGAAACCTGTCCCAGATACAGACCACCGATAACCCGATCCAGCTCATACAGCCCTGTTCTGATTTTCGGCATATCGTTTAAATCAACCGATTTCACATCAGACAGCTTCTTGACGTTTTTCAGCTTTGGCACCTCTGCGTTTTCGACCGCCTGCACGATTGCGCTTTTGCCATACTTCCGCAGGATATCGTTTGCATCCTTTTCCCCCAGATAGTCCTTGATGCGAACCACACGCACCCTTTGGCTTACTCGTGCCTGCAATTCATTTACCAGTGTAACCTGTCCGTTTTCGTTATCCCCGAACACGATGATTTCCCGAAATTCGTCAATCCAGTCCGCACAGTGCTGATACCATGTGAACCCTCTCGCCCCCGTTGGAACGGAAACAGCATTTTTGATTCCTGCCTCAGCCAAGCTCAAGCTGTCAATCTGCCCTTCTGTGATAACCAGTGTCTCCCTGTCCTCACACTGCTGCATACCAAACAGAATCGGCTTTGCCCCTGTTTCGCTCCACTCTTTATTTTTGTCCTTCGCCTTGTCGAAATTCGTTTTCCGATATTTCACAAACTGCATGATATTGTTTTCATCATAGAACGGGAAAACCAATACATTCGGGTTGTCCCTTGCGGTTGTGATACGGTATTTTCTGCAAACCGCCTCGCCAATCCCTCTGGATTCCAGATACGCGATTGCCGCAGGTCTTGTTTCAATTTTCTTCTGCGGCAGTTGCTTGTACTTTTTGGTTTCCCCAAAATCCAGTTCAAAACCGAAATCTCTTGCCAGTTCCACAAAATGACCATGTTTCCCACAGCCGGAACGAAAACAGTTGAATGTCCCGTTTTCCAGATTGATTGAAAACGTATCCCTGTCCCCATGTTTGCCGCCGTGGCAGTAGGGGCATTGGCTGAAAAACAATTCGTTTCCCTTTTCGTGTTTTTCCGTCTGTATGACTGCGGCAAAATCATACACATCCTGCTTGTTATATTCATAGCTCATCTGCCAGCCTTCTCTCTCCAATCCTCCTCGGAAGGTTCGGGGGGAACCCCTATATTTATTTCTTTTTCATTTATTAAATTATTTATATTATTATAGTATTGCCCTTTGATTGCCCTTTGATTGCCTTCTGATTGCCCTTTGATTGCCCTTTGGCTTGCCCTTTTTTCTTCTGAATTCTGAAATTTCCCCCAATTTACAATGGTTACAATGGAAAATCTGCTTGCCCTTTCTGTTGTGATTTCCCCCGACTTTTTCAGCTTATCAAATGCCAATCTTATTTGTTTGACTGTGTACCCTGTTCTGCGTGCCAACCTGTCATAACTTGTTACAACCTGTCCGACTTGGATTTCTCGCCCTTCCACCTTGTTTTCTTGGTAACTGGCACAAATCAGAAGGTCGATGAATACATCTTTTACAACATGGTTTCTGTACCATTCCCAATCTTCGATTTGACGGTAGAGGGAAATATAACCTCCTCTCCTTGCAGACATATCATCCACCTTCTTCCATTTCTTCCTGCAACTGATTCCGCAAATGATACCGAAATAGCATATATATAAATTCGCCCGTCAGAGCCGTTGTATTGAACCAAATATGCAAGCCGTACCGAAACCCCCAGCTAAGCAAATTGCCCGTCAGAGCGGCAGGATGAAGGCGAGAGAGGTATAAATGATTCTTTATCTTGCTCCAGTTGGTATCCTCGACCAATAGATGCACCTCTGCACCCTTCTCCTTTGCCCGCTGAAATTCCCTTGCGAACCGTTCCCGACCATATGTAAAATTCCCGCAAATCTCGTCCAGATTGGCTTTTCGCTCAACGGCAATCGTCCCGCTGCAATCCGTTTCCGTTTCGTCCGGTCTGACGTATTTATACGAATAGTCCCCGAAATCCAGTTTTTTGGATTCATACGGACAGCCCAAGCTATCCAGTGCCGCCCGTATGTGCTCCCACTTCTTCTCTCTGGTATCGACCAAAATCACGATGGATTTCAACGCTTTTTCAATTTCGGCATCGTTCCATTTCCGCCCCATGATTAAAACGGCAGGTCGCTGTCATCTGCGGTATCATCCACAGGAAAAAAACCATTGTCACTGGTGCTTTTTTTCAGCATCAGCTTGTCCGGCACCTTGAATTTCCCGGAACGAATAGCATCAACCGTTCTGAACCCACGGCACGTTACAAAAAACCCATGATTGCCGTTAAATTCGTATTCTTTCTCCCCAAACACAGCACCGACAATTTTCCCCTTCAGCTTCTTTTCATCAAAATCAAATTCATAGCCGACATTGCTCGCCTCGATGCACGCAATCTGATTTGCGAAATAGTCTTTGTTTCTGTCCTCGTCTGCATCGTTGGGAATTGTCAACTGTCTGGTGCCTTTCCACTTCTTTGGCTCCTGCTGGTTGCGGTAATCGTTTGCATAAAATTCCTTGTGCTCGCCCTCCAAGATATCAAAACTGATTTTCAGAACACTGCCCCAAGTATATGTGACTTCCTCCGCATCCATAATTTTGATAACGTAGCCGCCGATCGGCAGCTTTTCCCTTTCCTGCGTAGGTGTTCCTTTTCTGTATCCGTTGTACGCTCTCATGCTTGTCCTCCTTAATTTTTATAAATTCCAATATTCTCTGATGGCTTTATCCACAGCCTTCAAATCGTTGTCAATTTCCAATGGAAACATTTCCATCGGGCTTTTCGCCGTTGTGTATCCGTCTGACTGCGTGATGAATTTATGCGTTGTACCATCCGTCACAGCCAACAGCACAATGGAAAACAGCCCTTCCACAGTCAACTGGTTGTCCAACATTTTCCCGATTGTTTTGGCTTTGATTTTTCCCGTATCGGATGTTTCTACATGGTGCAGAAAATAGACAATCACATCATTCGGCATTTGTTTGATGACAAAATCCAGCATATTACGGAAACGCAGTGCAATATCCGTAAATTTGCCGTACCCCGTTTCCTTCGCCCTGTCGAACATTTCAAACGCCAATAAATACTGTGAATCGTCCACAACATAGGTTTTGTATCCCTTTTTCTGCATTTCTTTCCCGATGGTTGCGTATGTTGCATTTGGTACTGTGTCCAGCTGTTTCCGAAATGGAAGGGGTTTGTTTGCGACATTGAAAATTAGCACTTCCCCCTGCTCAAAATTCCGCAGGCTTGTGCTTTTTCCGCTGCCGCTTTCGCCCAAAATCAGCACAGGAATCCCCATAGTCCATCACTCTCCCCCAAATTTTCCGTTTCTGGCATCCTCAACCATCTGCTCTTGGATGGCATCCATTTCCGCTAAAATCTGTTTTTTGCGGTTATACAGCCCTGCAATCTGCCGCTCCGTTTCTCGCAGATCCATGCTCAGTTCAAAATTTTTCTGCAAATAGTCCTGTCTATTCATACGCTGCCTCCCTTCTGATACAGTCATCACAGCCAATCGGC